AGAATCAGTGGACTTCATCTATCAAGTTGGTTCAGATTATGGTTCTGATGTCAAAAATATGTTGGTTGCTTCAGGTGCAATCACTACCCAACTCACAGACCTCAACCCTGGAACTGCATTTGTTAGAGCAGATTCCCAATCTCTAGTAGCGAGTGGTTCTCTCCAAATAGACCAACCAAACAATATCGCTTCTCATTCTTCCGATATGTACCCAGACAACTTCGGCCCTACTAATCTCAGTGAGGCATTCTTAGTAGTCAATGACACTCTGTATCTCACTACCGGCAATGATAATGCAGTGAGTGGGGCTTCAACTGTTTCAGTAACCGCTAGAATCCGATGTAGGGTAGTCAAACTTTCTACCAAAGATTGGATGAGCATTGCAATACAATCCACAGCAGAGGCATGATACTATGGCTAACTTCTGCCATGAATGCGGAACGGCTACGCAAGGGAATGCAAAGCCTTCCCATTCCCATGTTGAAGTGAAAGTTAAAGTGAAAAAGACCAGGAAGCCTTCTAAGTATAATCTTGAATACAAGAAGCAATATGCTAAACTAAAGAAAAAGCATCCGCGTTCTAAGTTTGCAGCACTGGCAAAGAAAACACATGTGGCTACAAGGAAGGTGATGAAGCGATGAGTGAAGCACAAAAAACGAAAGCATTGACTGGACCTAGACAACTTAAGGAGATGGTCCCTTACTACCTTGGAACGTTTGTTGAATCAACAGGCTACCCTTCATTCAATGGATGGACTGGAACCGGAGTAGGTGCCAATGGTAATTTTGTTTATTATGAATCCTACATAGATGTGAATTTAGTGTTAGACGATCTAACTATGTTTCCTCAAGCCGCTATTCTGCAGGACCCTGGTCTTTATTTCCGTACAGCCGACCCCAATCCTGTACCCCTCTTGAACTCTTATCAAGTGATAGATATAGTATCGATTAAACAATTAGATCCAGTTGCTATTAAACAATCATTCACTAATAGGAGATGTGCGGCTCCTGGTATGCTAGGAACAGATGACGACTTTCACCAAATCATCATGGGGAGTTGGAGATTAATGGCAACAGATAACAATATGGCTTTAGAATCACACATTCAACAAACAATCGATCACAAAGACTTCTCTAGTGCTGCTCCATTTGCTCAAGACCGGCTTTGGTGTTATAGAATTCTCCTGCCTGAACTGACTGACCTGGTTGGTTCTCAAATTGGAGCACCTGCAGCAAGATTCGTTATTGATACAATTGTGGGACAAGAAGAAGATTTACCTTACATGATGAGATTGAAAAACTCATACGAACTTCAACATAAGTCGTGATACCATTGTTGTTATCAATACTTGATGAGAGAAATAAATTCTTATCATGGCCATTAAGAAAGTTTGCTCCATATGGAAAAGATTTATTGGAACATTATGAAGATAGTTTACCAGGTACCATTGGTACGGCTATTATGTTTGCATATGCGGCCGCTCCCACCTTCATAGGTAATATTTTACTTCCTGCAAAAGTAATCAGCATGGGAATACGCCCACAACCTGTTTTAGAGGGATTGAGTCGTTACATAGTTCATGTACACCCGCCTTCTGGTGCTTATTGGCTTGAGCCTGTGTTTAGTGTTTATCATAAGGCGAAGCCAGCATACAAAGTAGGTGAAAAGATTGGGAAAAAACTAGGGGGGAAGGTTGGCCTCCGCGGTGGTGTTAGAGTCGGCGGTAAAATTGGTGGGCGAGTTGCGGCCCGATTAATCCCTGGCGTTGGTTGGGCATTGCTCGCGTATGATGTGTACGACATTGCTTACAACCGATCGTTATGGGGCTTTGATTTTGGAGGGGCTTAATTTGTTTGAAGAATTAGAGAAAAGAGTTCAACGCCTGGAGCGCTTGATCTATTTACTCATCGGACTTCAAATTCCCGACCTTCTTCCTTATCTCGGTGTGCTTTAATCTAACACAGCGCGCACATCTAATCATATTGCGTCCATCACAAAGTGAAATGAAAGTGAAGCAACCGCGGATGATGCATTGCTTCATTCAATCTCAATCCATTGCTCACTGGTAAGTATACAATCGGCTTCAATTCTTGCATCGATCACAGAACACTTGCTACAATCAACTGGTGCTTCAGGAGCGAGCCTGTAAATGCCTTGAATTTCACCTGTGTCAAATAAGAACCACACTGCCGCGCATTCTTTACATTGTTTCATGTCTGTGCAATTCGCTAAAACATATTTTAAATTTATCATTCTAAATCCTCTCCTGGTAATTTTGTTTGAATGATTGGGATTAATGACAGTCTAAACCCACAAGTAGGGCAAGGGCGCATGGCTTTTGTAGGGTAAACACGCTCATAATTGCATGCTCGGCACTTGAAAAGGTGTTCAGGCTTAGGTAGATCGGCCTCTTCAAGTAGTCTCTTTCTAACCCATTCAGAGAAGTTTTCCTTCTTCAGAGCCAATTCAAATGAGTTTGGGCATAGCGTTATCAATTTCTGTCGCATTAATTACCCCTAACCAGTAGGTCTTATATGTATACGAAAGTGATTTTTTAACACTAAGTGTAAAAATGATACTTGCATTACTATAGGGTGTAGTTAGAAATAGGGAGGGTGTGGTGAGGGAGAGTATCTTATGGTGCGCCCGTATAAAGAAGATTTGAAGTGAGGTGTAGTTGCGAACACTTAGTTTACTTTATACACCGTCAGCCTTAGGATTGTGTATGACCAAATCAATGACCGGCTCTTTTTACCTGACTGAAACTGTATCCATCCCTGGTGGTAATCCTACGGGACCGACTGGACGGGTCCAAGGCACTGTAGATCTCTCCGCTTATGTTAATGTCCCAACTGGGCAAGCAATTGCGATAGAATCAGTGGACTTCATCTATCAAGTTGGTTCAGATTATGGTTCTGATGTCAAAAATATGTTGGTTGCTTCAGGTGCAATCACTACCCAACTCACAGACCTCAACCCTGGAACTGCATTTGTTAGAGCAGATTCCCAATCTCT